CCACCGTGATGGCGTCCACGGCAACTGCGCCAATGGCAACAAGGGCGCCATTGCGACGCTCGCGGATTTTGATTTCTCTTTTCATTCTAGTATCCTCTATCTCAATTTGGTTTGGTGGCGTGGTCAGGGATTGTCCCTGACCACGTGCACACTCTCTCACATTCTGCGCCAGGGTACAAGGGCTTGGCGCATTTTTTTTTCTTTTTTTTATTCAGCAGCAGCAGCAGTCACCTTCAGAATCCTCTCGGTCCTGGCGATAAGCGAGTCCGCCCAAACAGGTCCGTCGTCGTCATGCGAAAATGCCCTGAATGCTATCTGTAGGCACTCACGCAATTCCTTTGCACTCGCCTCTAGCTCAGCGAATCTAGCTTCCCGACAGTCGCAAGCATGGTGATGTGATGTGCATCTTCGGTTCATGTTCACATATCCTTTGGTTAAAGTTTGGCCAGCATAGAGCTTTTTCAGACTATGTCAATCCTATTCGCAAACTTTTTTTAGTTATTTTTTCTACCGCTTCAAAGCGTGGCCCGTGGCCCGTGTGCCGTGGCCCGTGTGTACGCACCGCTAGACCGCCCGTGCGCCAATCTGAGCCACGCTGCCGTAACCCGCTATATTAGTGCCGGGTTTGCCGTTGCGTGGCGTGTGCGTGCTCTGGTGCGCTCTGGCGCGATTTTGGCCCCTTCCGCTGGCCATTTTTCGGCGTGGTTTGGCGTGGTTTGGCCGTCTGCGCCACCGCGTGATAATGACGGATCCACCCTCGCCCCTAGTGCCATTATCGCGCCCAAAAACCGCCTAAAAATATGAGTAAAATCAGGCACATAGCCGCGTCCCCGTGAAAATAACGAAAAGCAAAAAAAAAATAACGCACCATTTTCAACATTATCACGCTGAAAAAATCCTTTCAAAATCAACAACTTGCCGACGTTTCCGCCAAAAAAAACGTTAAAATGACGAGATAATTGTATTTTGCGACGTGTGTCCCAGCGTATGTGGTAACCTAGCGCAGAAAGCTGGAGAGAGAAAGAAGCATAGGGAAGGAAAGCATTAGGGAAGGGAAGGAAGAAGAGCAAAGGAAAGTAGGAGAAGGGTTAAGTATTTATAGGTAGGATAGAAGAAATTTTTCACTACCCCCTGTTTTTTAGACGTCAAAGAAACAGCCACTTTTCCACTTCCTTAACCTTATTTTCAGCTATCTATACTTACTTTCACCACATTTAAGTTACCTTGCACGCACGGAATCGGTCCCTGGAAGACAAAATGACGTCATTTTCACGGGCGCACGGCAGAAAATTGGAAAATTTCCCGAAGAATCAAAGGGTTAGGCACGCGTGAAAATGTGCAAAAGGGGATGTGATTTTTTTCGGTTTTTCGTCATTTTCACGGGCACGCATCCAAGCTGTTGATTTTGCTCGGATTTTTTCGCGTGCCTGGGCGTCATTATTGCGCTTGGCCCCTTGATCTGTACGCACACACGCGAGATAATGGCGCGTCGATGGTGCCGGCAGGCCGGCTGCTGCCTTGGCGAAAACCAGAAGCATTTTCTTTTCCTTTCCTTAACGTATTTCTTTATCCCAACAAACACGCAACAAATAGGAAGCCATCACAATGAACGTCATAGATTCCATCACGGGCTGCAAATTTTCTCTTCAAGATTCTTGCGTTGCCCAATCCTTCCAAGAATTGGAAATTGTCCATGGAGCAGAGTTCTGGAATGCTTCACAAGAGCTTGCGGATGGACACTTGTTCCGGCTACATATTGTAATTGCAGCACTAAAGATAGGGGATAGGAATGGATTCAGAGCGAAGGATATTCTCTCGCTGAATGATTTGCTTCGAGAATTTCCAAAGCAAGCGGTGGAAGACATAACATTCCAACTGCTTGCTATTGCTACGGAAAGCAAAGTTACAGTGGATTTCCCGCTTATTTCATATTCTTCCATGCTTCGTTTCGGGCTGGAAAGCATCGAGAATTGGATAACGGCGCTACGGCAAGATAGGGAATGGAAGCGGGAAAGCTTTTTGCAGCAGCTTAAGGAAAAGCGCAGAATTTCTATGCGTAGTCTTCCAAAGGATACTCGGGACCTAGTGCAAAGCTTTGATGGTACGCTTGCGATGAGCACGGAAAAGCTAAAGAATGTATGGAAGGAAGAAAGAAAAGGCCTTCAGCTAATTCTTCTTGATCCCAGAGCATTCGCAAAAAGTTCTTTGGAACATAACTTGAAATTTTTGAATGCTTTGAACGAAAGTTTCCAGCTGTCTAGCAGACAGAAAGCCATTCTGCAAAGAATGCAGGTCACGCTACAAATTTTCATTGAATTGAATGATGATGCAGAAGATGAATTGTTTGATGAATGGGAAATTTGAAAGACTCCCAGAAAGACAACCTGAGGAAAAGAGAGATGAAAAAGCCAGTTAATGCTAACAAATTCTGGAAGAAAGCTGAAATAGTTACGCTTTGGATGCTTTTCTTGCTTTGCCTTGCGCTTATTGGATGGCTGGATGCAGAGGATAGAAAGACATATAAAGAGGATATTTTCTGCCCTATGGTACAGGATGGATACTGGCCTGATCCAGAAGAAGAATGTAGAAAGACTCTAGGAAAGAAATGAGTTTGCCCAACTGTCCTTAACATAGGAGACCAAGAAGTGGAAATTGCAAAAATATCCTTCGCAGACTTTCTTGCAAAAAGTAGGGAAGCGCAAGCGCAAGCACAAGCACCAGAAGCACCAGAAGCGCAGGAACAGGAGCAAATTCAAGAAGAAGCTTTACTTCAGACTCCCTATTGGTTCAGAAAAGCGGATGGAAGCATTGCGCCACTAGATGCTTTTCAGAAAACTGCCCTAGATGCTTGTCTTTCTGGAAATAGCATTGCAGTAATTGGCCCTGCTGGAAGCGGAAAGTCTTCTTTCATGCAAGCAGTCCTGAGAGAAATTCAGAAGAAACAGGAGCATAGTTTCATTCCATACAAGATTGTAGGAGCACCAAAAACCTACATGGATGCCCCGGATGTTGCCGTTGTAAGTTTTACGAATACGGCAGCGAAGGGCATCAAGACAAAACTGTTGCAAGAACCTCAGCTTGCAGAATTCATTGGGCCTAATGTTACCACAATGCATGGGCTTGTGGAAATGCAACCAATGGAAGAATGGAGTGAAAAGAAGGATAAAACAATTCTTGTCTTTAGGCCAAAGAAACACAAGGAGAATCCATTAAGTGTCCGAATTCTTGTGATTGAAGAAGCTTCCCAAGCAGGAGTAGGACCGGGCGCAATTGTGAATTATGTTTATGATGCTTTGCAGAAAGGCACGCAGATAATTCTACTTGGTGACATTAACCAGCTTACCCCAGTAGGTGGAAAAAGCATTCTAGCTTATGGACTTCTTCAGCTTCCAGCTTATGAACTGAAGGAAATTCATAGGCAAGCATTGGAGAATCCAATCATTTATGAATCGCATAGAGTGCTAGCTGGACATAAAGTCAAGCAGCATATAAAGGAAGGAAAAGGAGTAGCCATGCTTCCTTTGGGTAATGGAAAGGAGAATCTGAGCGCGGATAAGCACCTAAGGCTTTGGAATGCCTGTCTCCCTGAGCTTTTCCGGCAAGGAAAATATGATCCAATGCAGGATATGATTCTTTGCCCGTATACGAAAGCAAAGAACACGTCACTTACAAACATTGCGCTGAATGACGGTGTTGCTGCTTTCCTTGCGCAGAAGGAAGCTAGAGAAGTCTGGGAAATCTTTGCAGGCTTTGGGCGCAAACTCTACTTAAGCATAGGAGACAGAGTTCTTGTGAATAGGCAGCTTGGGACTGTTGTAGGAATTCATAGGAATAAGGCATATTATGGACCTATTCCAAGGAATCCTAGCAAGAATTTGACGCATTATGGACTCTGCAAGGAACTGGAAGAATTTGAGGATATGGATTGGGACTATTCAGCTTTGGATATAGGAAAGCTAAAAGGATCACTTCAGGATGCTCAAGAAAAGAATGGAAAGGAGGAAAGAGGAGAAAGAATCTCGAATAATGCAAGTCATGTAGTTCTTGTGCAGTTGGATGACTTGTATGAACCCGTAGAAGTATCCAAATGTGGACAATTCGCCATCGAAGTTTTCTCTCTAGGCTACTCCATGACGGAATATAAAGCACAAGGACAAGAATGGCGTAATGTCTTCATCCATATCCATGGAAGTCATAGAAATGCCCTATTCCGTGAGAATCTCTACACTGGAATGACTCGGGCAAAGGAAACAGTGGTGCTTGTGGGGAATTCTTACGCATATGAGAAATGCGCTGAGACTCCAAGACTGAAAGGTAATTCCATGGAGGATAAAATTGAATTCTTTAAAGGAGGCTACTTGGACCAAGCATTCACGGTGGATCCAAAACATCCGAATAGAAGACATGGACCGCATGTTGAAGGCTATGAAAAACAAGACTTTGGTAACTTTGGGGAGGAAGAGGAATGAACGTGGAAGAAAATGTGGAAGATACTGAAACTCAACCGTGCGTCATTCTTCTTCATGGCTTTAGTGGCAGTGGAAAGAAAACTGCCGCACAAATCCTTGGCTTGGATGCGCTAATCTTTAAGAGTGATGAAGAATTTTTGGAACAAGCGCCAGTCCTTTTGAAACAAAAGCTGGATGCAGGAGATAGTGTGACACTTGTCACTAAAGCACTCACGTATAAAACGGTTGAGATGCTCATCAAGCTACTGAATGAACATCCGAGGAAACCTGCTTTCCTTTGCTTGGAAAGCCGAATGCTGACAAAAGGTAGCGCAAGTAAAGGAGAACAGAGAAAGGAAGCCATTGTACAAGATGACTTCATCATCACGTATGCTCCAGCCAAGGATCAGTATGGATATTGGAATTATGGAAAGCGCAAAAGGAACATTGTGTAGCCCCCACCCACCTAGTAACCCAACTAACTAAAGTTAGAAACTAAAAGGAGTAAGTGCAATGTCACGCGTCTTGTATGATCCATTTGAGTTACAAGCGGAACAATTAACGGATATGATAGAAAGCATCTTAAGTTATGTGGATAAGGAGGAACTAGCTAAATGTCTTGCACCTGAACTAGCTCAAGAAATTCTGCTTCACCTTATTCGTGGCCTCAGAGCAGTGAATTGGGAAAAGCTAGCAAAAGAGCTGATGCAGGAAAGAGTGATGCAGGAGACAGTCTTGCATGAACTTTTGCTTCTGATGAAAACAGTTAAGGAGCAAAGGGAAAAACAGGAGAGATAAAATGGTCCAAGACTTCATTTCGCCACAAGAAATGAAAAAAGCTTTTCCGGAAAGCTGGAGAAATTTAGAAATTCTCTGGCTGCTTCGGAAACATGCTTCAAAGCAGCAATTCTTTGGTGGCTCAGAGCAAGAAGATGGAGCACTGAGAAGACTGGAGCAGGATACTTTGGACACATGGCTGCCTCGGAAAGTCCTTGAGCCGCAAGAGGATTGGGCAAAAAAAGTATTTTCCTTGATGGCAGTTAAGGATTATAGGATATTTGGAAATCTTCCAGACTTCTGCACGGAGTGTCATGGAAAGGAGAGTAACTTGGTGCTTGGTGGAATCTTTAGAGAGATTTGTGGACAATGTAAAGGAAACCAGTGGCACTATGTAAGTATTGCTGTTTCCAAAGATTTCCCAAGCACAAATTTTATTGAATGGCAAGACTTTCAAACTTTGATGCGTCTTGTAATTTTGGTGCATGAAAAAGATTCTTGAAACCTAAGAGGTGAACAGCAATGGCAAACGCACTTAAAACATATTCCAAAGATGCAACAACGGAAAGTCTTTGGGAGTCCATCATGGAGTATGGAGAAGTTCGCGTGAAAGGAATGGAAAGCAAAGAAGCTGTCCAGAAACTTTGCGTGAGACTTGCGCAGAAGAAATATAGGGAACAGCTTAAATATATGGAGGTGTTTGGCAGAATCAAGCACACTTATGATGAAAAGAAAGGCACTCTTCATATCTTTATGGTGGAGCCAAAAATGGCCCAAAAGGTTAAGAAAGAAGGAGAACTGGAATGGATCTGAACATTGATGCGCAGCTTCGGAAACTGCAAGCTGGACTTGCAGGTGAAAGCCCAGGCATCAATTTGGAGGAAGTCTTGAATGATATGCTTAAAATGCTACGAAGAATTCCAGAACTGGATGAAGTCTGGTTCCAAGAGAATGCTTCCACCATTGTGCAAGCAGCAGTCAAGGTAAAGGATATTCAATCCCTGAAACCTTCAAAGAAGCAGGAGAAAGAGAAGGCGAAAGCGAAAACTTCTATTGACATTTCCCAGCTTAAGCTAGGGAACTTCGGGGATTTCGGAGACTTCTGATGACCATAACCTTATCCCATTCCAGCATCCAGCTTTGGCAGAAGTGCCAGCGAGCTTTCTACTTTGAGAAAATTCTTCTTTATGCCCAGCGTAAGGATACAGGAGATACAATGTTTGGAAGAGCTGCTGGAGCAATGCTGCAGAAATATGCAGAACTGAAAGACAAGGATAGAGCAATCTTGGCTGGACTACTTGAATGGGATATGGAACTTGTGGTGAAAGATAAAGAGCTTAAGGAACTTTTCCGTATCTTGGACAACTTCATCCAAGCATTTGACTTTGAGTCTTATCACTTTGTGGAGAAGGAGCTGTGTTTCGAGTTTGAACTCATAGATGGATTTAATTACTTAGGTTACGTTGACCTAACTTTGCAGGAGATAGCCACACAAAAATATGTTTTCATTGACTTCAAAACAACGAAGCTAAGTCCTTGGGCATTTCCATATCTCTTTGGGCATAGCTGGCAACTTGCGAGTTACATGCTGATTCATCCGAATGCTTCCAGAGGAGAGTATGTTATCTTTCAACTTCCAACATGCACAATGCATGTGGAGAAAGCACAAAAGAAAGATGATGTTCTACAAACGCTTAGAAGCATTGCACGGGATATAGAAAGAGCCAAAGAAGAACATAGATTTTTACAGAACCCTGGAAGCTGTTATTCCATGGGAAAAGCCTGCCCACACTTTCAAAACTGCTCAAACTGGAATAAGATTCCAGTAAATCCATTAGGCAAGCCTTCGGAACATAAGGCGCACAAAATTCTGGTGCAGGAATGAAGCAAAAAGTGCAAACTCAATAGCTAAAAAGATAAGAGGCTAACGATGAAAGAGCTAATTGGAAAAAAGATTACTGGTTTGCGGATTAATGATGACCAAGCCATACTGGCTTTTGATACAGATCAGGGAGTGGTTGCATACGAAACATGGGCCTCCTGCTGCTCTGAAACATGGTTTGCTGACATTACCGGCGTTAACGCACTTCTTGGTGGCACTGTACGAGAAGCGACTTATGTTAACATGGATGACTACAATGTTGACGATGGGCGCTGCCGACAGTATTTAGACGAAGCTTATGGCGTAAAGCTGACCACAGATAAAGGGTACGCTGACATAGTATTCCGCAACAGTAGCAACGGTTATTACAGTGGTGCGATTCGACTGCTGAAGGGCGAACTGCCAAAAGTCATGATTGCTATTACGGATGACTGGCAGGCTTAACGAGAAATGAAGCAATGAATGCAAACAGAGAAGACTGTAGCGCAACTCATGACAAAGACTAAACGAATCCAACTGAAGCATACAAAGGGATGGAAACTTCCTCCGAATACAGTGAGTGTTTCTGGGTTCTCTAAGTGGGCAAATCCATACAAAGCGCCAAAGGATGGTAGCAGAATGGAAGTTGTAGAGCTTTACAAAGATTTGCTACTAACTTATCCACAACCTTCACAAGGATTTTTGGAAACAGATAGTTATATGCATACACTGAAACAGGAACTTGGGGGAAAGGACTTGGCATGTTGGTGCCCTTTGGATGTTCCCTGTCATGCGGATATTTTGCTTGAACTTGCAAGAGAGCTAAAAGGAAGTGACATGAACATACCACCAGAAGACGCTATTCTTTTCAACTCAGCTCAGCATAGCCTGGAAGCGCCAATTCAACCACAAAGCAAAGCAAAGAAAAGAGAAAAGTACCATGACACAACCAATAGATGCTCCAAGATTCTGGTATGAAATAATTAAAGAAGGAAACTTCTGTGACATCTGCAAACGAGACATTAGCTATAGCAGTGTTTGCTTCCATGATTTTTGCCCTTATATTCTTGGCCACAGAGGAGAAGCAGAAGTGAATAAGTTAACTAAGCAGCATGAGCAGGAAATTAGTGAAACGTTGGATGCGCTTGATAAGCAAAGTGCACTTGCGCGCTTTCAGGCTGCGCAGGGTGCGCAGGATGCTGAAGACTGGGATGAATTCTATGCAGAAGACTGGGATGAGCTAGAAGAAGATGAAGTAGCTTGGGAAGAAGAACTCAGAGGCATAGAGGAAAACTATGATGACATTTCCCCTGAAAACAGTTGAGAATTCTGTGAACATGAGCGTTCCAAAAACATTGAACAGCGTAAGAACTGAGCCTTCCTCTATCCTAATTTATGGAGATCCAAGAACAGGCAAGACTATCCTTGCCTCAACCATTGCTAAATCTCCAAAGATTCAAAGAGTTATTTGGTTCGATTTGGAAAGAGGCCTTGAAAGTGTTGTGCATATTAAGGAACCTAAACACCTCATTCTCACTGAAGAGGAAAAGGAAAAGATTGTTCCAATAAATGTACGAGATGGAACTGCACCCGGAGAAACTGTAGCAGCAGAAACTTTACTAAAATTTTTCTCTTCAAAGACTCCAATAAAAGTAGATCAAGACACTGGGAAGGTGGCGGCAGATGGTGGAATGCCTCTATGCTTTGCCACGCTAGGTGCGGATACTGCGGTTGTTATAGATTCTGGAAGTCAGTTAAGTGATTCCATTATCACGCTTGCTGGGCAGGAAATGAAAGCAGAAGCTGGAAAAGGAAGAAGTGTTGATGGCAGACAAGTTTATGGAAGAGCTGCGGAACATATGACATGCATCTTTACTGCAATCCAATCAGCGCCATGCTATGTAATAATGATAACACACCAATTTGAAGTGGTTGAAGGCTTCGGGGATACCCTGGTAAAAAGTTATCTTCCTATGTTCGGATCTAGGAACTTTCTTGGACGAGTAGGAAAATACTTTGGACACATCATTTACACACATAAGACGCTTGGAGGACTTAAGTGGGGAAGCTCCATCGGATTCAAATCGAATGCTTTGACAGGAAGTAGGAAAGGGATTGCTTTGGAAAACATGAAGGAACCCACATTAGTTCCTTTTATTTGAAGGGAAGACTGAAGCAAAAGCTAAAGTTAAGTAACACTGGAAGAAGAAGGAAAGAGTCTAATGGGCAGGAAAAGAAGGCAACTTATATTCGAGCATAATGCGCATCTTGCACACCATTGCAAGTGTCTCACCTGCGGTACAGAGGATCAGGGAGAGTTCACAGACTTTGACAGGCTTCGTAGTCCAAGGGTGCACTGCTGTTCTTGCAAGGCTGTTAAAGCGGCGAAGAAAAGGCAGGGTGCGGAAAGAGCCACAAGGATAAAGGAGAAGACGCTAAAGATACCCATTATGCCGGGGGAAATGGCGCTGGAGCATTGGAAGCCTGAAACAGGCTATTTGCTTTATGTATGAAGAGTTCAATTAACGTAGAGAATGAAAGATGAGCAAAACTACTTTGTACAGCGGAGAGCTTGGAACACTAATTGGAGAGAGAAATGAAACACACGGAAACTTTTTAAATAACTCATATACATCGCAAGCTATCAAACAAATTTACAATGCGTCTCAATACCATACAAAACCGCTTGCTGCGTATCAGAGGGAAGCATTAGATATGATTGCGCACAAGATAGGAAGGATATTTGCAGGAGATGCAGACTTCTTAGACCATTGGTTGGACATTGCTGGCTACGCTACACTGGTGCATCGGCAACTTATGCGGGCTAGAGAGCAGCAACTGGAAGCTAGCGCGCAGAAAAAAACTGGAAAATAGCCTCATACCCTAATTTCCAGCATAGACTTTTCCATCCAATAGAAGAGTATGACACGAAACCTTAAAACACTCAAGTCTATCGGAGACTATTTCATGACTTCTTTTAACCTCAACACTCCTTTCAATTCCATTGAAATTCCACCCGAGTTCATTGAACTTCCTGACGGAAACTTCGCAGTGACTCTTAACGCTTATAAGCAAAGCACGTATGAACCTGATGATGCTGCTGCATATGACATTCTTCGCCTGTACTATCAAGTACAAGCGCCACTCAACTTTGATGACCCTACGGATGGTATTAAAGAATACGCAGGTGACCTTATCACGGAACGTTTTAGCTTGACTCAAAAGGGCCTTCCATTCTTGGGAGCTCGTGTCAAGCAAATGCTCAGTGCAGCCAAACTGTCAGAAAGTGAAATAGGTGCAGCTTCTTTGGCAGAGCTTTTGCAGTACATTCTGCAACTCTGCCATGCAAAGCAACTCTGTTTCGTGCTGCACAAAACAACCCAAAAGAATGGGTATGCTGCATACACTGTAACTGAAGCTGCGGGTTTTCCTGAAACTCGCGTGGAAGTTCCTATGTGGAAACTGAGCGCAGAAAAAGCAGCATGAAATAACGTGAACAAAAATACGTAGCGTGAACATGAAAGGAGTGCAAGGTGAAAGCCTTGCACTCCTTTCTTTTCTTTTCTTTTCTTTTCTAACTATCACCCTTCCACTGAGGAAGTGTGCCACAAATTCTCGCATGTGCATAGAACCAGACAGACAGAAAGACTCGGGAGATTTTGTATGACACAACTCTTAGCCGTTATGGAACCTGAAGATTTCAGGTACAAACATTTGCTTCTAAACAGTCCGTACCACTTTCGCGGCACAACCACAGTCTTTCATTCTATCTCCAGCCTAGTTAACTACGCTCAGTTTGAACAGTGTACTGGCATTCTGCTTTGCTCCCCAACAACAATACGTAACATTTTTGGGAACCAGCAGGATTTCCGAGGCACCGTAGTCAAAAGTTCTGTTCCCATTCTCATAACTTCTCCTCTATCTCACACAGTCAAAGTGAATGGTGGACAATGGATATTTGAAAAGGATATGGAGAAACTTAGTTCTCTGCATTCCGAGGCATTCAAGTATGCTTATGAGATACTGGTTACCAAACAGGACATAGTAAGTTTCATGCGTTGGGCGGAAGTTAATGCAAAAATCATAGTCATGGATATTGAGACAACGAAAAGGAATGAGATAAGTAGCATCGCTTATACTTGTATTATGCAAAATGGGGACATCGGAAGAACTGGAGTCTGCGAAAGAATTATGGATTTCAAGGAACTTTTCCAAGATTTCCACCAAACCCGAATTCCAAAGGCATTCCACAATGGGGCTTTTGACTGCTTCCATCTTTTGCGCCACGAACTTCAGCCTAGGAACTACATTCTGGATACAGAATACTTGTGGTGGTGTCACTACGCTGAGCTGAAAAAATCGCTTTCTTTCATCAGCTCTATTCTCCTACCTGATTTCTACTTCTGGAAAAATGAAGCGGAATCTGATCCTCTTGGCTACAATGCAAAAGATACTATAAACACTGCTAGGTGTTTAGTGAAAATGATGGAAACCTGGCCACAGTGGGCATGGGATAATTACTGCAAAATCTTTCCAAAAGTTTTCCCTGCTATGTGGTGCGGCTTTGAAGGAATAAAGTGTGACACAACAAAGTTACACCTTTTCAAAGAGGAAGCGGAAGGCATTATTGAAGCCTCCAGTGAAAACTTGAGAGAGATTCTTGGGCTTCCTCACTTTAATCCAGCAAGCAGTAAGCAGCTACACGATGTTCTTTACGTTGCACTTGAAATCAAAAAGCCAAAGAGCAAAACAGCAACAGCCACAGACGTACTTTCCCTAAGCAAAATAGATGATCCTCTAGGCCACGCAATCATTTCCGAAGTTCTCCGTTATCGCAAAGTTTCCAAAGCTTATTCCACGTATTACACAGTTCCCCTCTTTGGTGACAGGCTTATCTACAGTATTGCAATTGATGGAACAGAGTCTGGAAGATTCTCTTCTTCCAAGGCTTCCATGTGGACTAACGTGGATGGAGAATGGAAGAACTTTGGAGCGCAGGTGCAGAACCTGACGAAACGAATGAAGGAAGCCCTAATTCCTGACCCTGGCTGGATCTTTGTTGAGATAGATAATAGGCAAAGTGAATCCAATTGCGTAGCGTATGATGCACAGGATGAGAAGATGATTCAAGATTTGACAGGAAAAGAAGATTTCTTCATAGCTCTTGCGAAACGCATGTTCAGAGTTGAGATAAAAAAGGACAATCCTTTGCGTCAGATTATTAAACGAATTTCACATGGGGTGAACTATATGATGCAAGAAGGCACCTTCATAAATTCTATGGGAATTAAACAGTTTAGGGAATATGCAAAGCTGTTAGGGAAATCAGGCTCTATGAAGAAGGTAGCTAAGGATTGGCTAGATGGGTATCTGGATCTTTATTCTGGAATCTCTGTACGAAGGGAAGAGATTAAGAAAACTGTAGCAGAAACCGGGCATATTCAAACTGCGGATGGCTGGACTAGAAAAGTTTTTGGCGATGTGGAAAAGAGTCACAAGACGCTTAGGGAAATTGTAGCGCACTGCCCCCAACATCTATCCGTATCCATCATAAATAAAGCCTTTGAAAACATCTTTTTCCAAGTGCAGATGCAGTACCCTGATAAAATTCGGCTCAAAGCCCAGGTGCATGATTCCGTTGCAATGCAGATACGAGAGGACTGTTTTGAAGAAATTATGCAGCAGGTGCTTGCATTCTTTGAACAGCCAGTTCCACTTCATGGGAGAGAAATGGTTATCAAAGTGGAAATAAGTTTTGGCCCTTCATGGGGAAAAATGCAATCCATGTCAGTAGAAGAATTCAAAAGATCTGTGAGAAACCTGTGAATGCTTTACATGACTATATCAAACGCTATGTGGACTATGTTGGATTATGTGAGTCCCCTACGCAGTTTACCGTATGGTCTGCGATTTCCATTGTCGGAGCTGTACTTGGAAGAAACGTAAGTGTCAAATTCGGGCATAAGACAATATATCCTAATATGTATATTCTGCTTGTTGGGCCTCCGGCAAGCATGAAAAGTTATGCTTTGGATATAGGAAAAGACCTGCTTAGTGCTGCGGGATATTCCATGTTTGCTCCGAACAAGGCCGCAAAGGAAACTATTTGGGCAAAGCTGGAAAAGTCCGTACGTCCAAAAATTAAAGAGAATAATGATGACTGGAATTTTGACTTAAGTGCAATATCCTTAAAGGAAATGAAAGAAGTTGATACAGCGCCTCGGGAGATGTACATTGCACATGGAGAGTTAGCGGATTTTATAGGTGATGGAAATGAAGATCTCATTCAAAACTTGACAAATTTGTGGGACTGCTTGGATGTATTTGATAATCCTAAGTTGACTAGGAAGTCTGTAATAATTCCAAAGCCTACCATAAACATGCTTGGAGGTATGACTCCAGGAGGTCTAGGGAAAATCTTTGGGAACTCCGCGAATGAAGGAGGGTTCTTTAGTCGCGCCATCTTCGTCTATGGTTCTAAGAGCGCTGACCTAAAGATAACTTTTCCATCCTCTCCACTAGAAGAGGACAGAATAAAACTCATCATGTTACTTAAAAAGCTTTACAATTTCCAAGGTGAGTTCAAGTTTTCAAAAACTGCCACACAAGCTCTTTACAAAATCTACTGTAATTCCTCAGAGCATCTTGATGCTAGTCTTTCCTTTCTTTTGCGCAGAAAACAGCAGCACATAATTAAGACTGCAATGTGCCTTGCAGCTACAAAATTCAGCCTGACCATTGAAGAAGAAGATATAATTATAGCTTATACTTTGGTTACATATAATGAAGAATTCATTCCGAATATCTTTAGCTCCTACGGAACAGCAAAGAACACTAATGTGCAAGGGAGGATACATGATATGATAAAGCATAGTAAAAAACCTGTAACTAAGCGGGAACTGTGGAAGGCGTTTTCACAAGATCTTTCCAAGCTCTCAGATCTTGACGTGCTTCTATTAAATCTGGCTCATGCAGAAAAAATTCAAAAGGTTTCAAGTAAGGCAGGACAAACATTAGGTTATATTGGATGGGAAAAAGAGGAAAAAAAGGAGGAAGATATGATGTATGATAAGAGTATTATATCATGGATAAGAGGCATTGAGAGATGGAAGGAGCAAGAAGCTAAGAAACAGTACGCAAATATCATGCAGAGTTGAAAATTGGATCACTTCAGGAGAAATTGAAATGCACTATATGCTTAACCTTTGCACATGCTTTGAATGCGCTAGAACGGAGGGGAATATTTTAGTAGAGATTATGAGTATACCAGAGTTAAGTGCGAGCGCAGATGCACCTCAGCTACTTCGGTATGAAGAGAACATAGAATCTTTGGAATGGCCCTTACGTTTGAGGAACTTTATTCATAACACCATGGATGCTACGCATCCAATAATCTGGATAGATAGGCGGGGGTTTGATTTAGCCTTGTTAGATGTTCTGCAAAAAAGTCCTTCTACCTGGATATGCTCTGACGTTCGATGCTACTATACTTTGAGCACACTTGCGCCATACATTAAAATTGAAAGTAATAAAGTTACATGGCTAGAGGCTGCTGTGAGTCACACGATTCGAATCATATCCGCTTTAAATTGCTGGGGCAAGTAAAATGAAGTATGTAATGCTAGATCTTGAAACTATGGGTACAGGACCACAAGCAGCTATTGTAGCTATAGGCGCTGTTGCTTTTGATCCTACCACTAATAGCATTCAATGCAGCTTTTACCAAAAAGTAGATCTTAATAGTTCTGTCGAACTTGGGGGAGTTATGTCAGCTGATACAGTTCTGTGGTGGATGAAACAAGATGATGAAGCTAGACATCAATTTTACTTTACAGGGATACCACTCATAGACGTGCTAAAACGCTTTGAACATTGGTTGTCTTGTCTAGCTCCTTGGGAACACAGGCAAATTTGGGGAAATGGAGCTGCTTTTGATAATGTCATATTAGCTGGGGCATTTCGGCGCGCCAAGATTCCAGTTCCTTGGTCATATAAAAATGATAGATGTTATAGAACACTTAAGGCACTCTATCCTGAAGTTCCATACAAGCAACTTGGTACAGAGCATATTGCTTTAGATGATGCTAGAAGTCAGGCAATTCATTTAATGCAGATTTTTAACTTTATGTCTACTACATCTAGGGACGTGCCTGAAATGATTTAGAAAAAATTGGCGAAAAAAAAAATCCCGGTAGCCTGAGAAGGCTACCGGGCAAGCGCCACCAACTCACTGTTTCCATTCAATATCCGTTAAGAATCTCCACAATTCCTGGGTTCTTGTTCGCCTGCCTTTCCAACCTATCCGCGTACTCCATGCTGGAGGATAAGTAGACTTTATTCAAGGCCTGCTTCCATCCATTCATGCTGCCTCCATTCTTCAAGTAATCCGCTTGAATCTTCTCTATATCTATCCCCTCATCCTGAGCTGCAACAGCAGATCTAAGGGTCCTAACAATCTCCTGCCTGCGACCATAATCCTTAGCATTGTAATATTGATTTCTATAATTCATATCTTTCAAGATATTCTCTTGCAGTGGGCGAGTAGCTAAAGTTCTAGCTATGATGGACCAAGGCTCATAAACCAGATCTGGGCCAGAGATAATTTCTCCTGCTTGGTTAAGTGAATGCCCTAGCACTACTTCGCTCATCCTAGCCAAGGGTCTCCATACATTCTGCGTAGCAAGTGCTTCCAGTGCCCCTCGGCCTACGTTTCCACCATATTCCAAGTTTGTAGACATATTTGTAAACATATTTGCCATAGCATCATAAACACCTACAGCATTGGAAACAACAGCAGGAAGGAAATAAACTCCATCTCTATTTATGCCCAATGGAGTCCGCACATCCATGGCGCCACGAGTATAAATAGAGGATTGAAGCATGGCTGAAGGATAGCCAAAAAGCACAAACTCTGCCATACTTCTGCTATTACTTTCCCTGTTCCCAAACAGCGAATAGGCTGCTTGTTCGATATCGCCTTCTACGAAATCCCCAATCAAGTTGTTGATTTGTTCAAAGCCAGGCAAACCTTCAAGGCCAAAAGTTGCTGCCTGCATTCCTCCCAAGGCCTTCAATGCGCCTATCTTTTCCCCTTCCACGTATCTTAGAATGTTCTGCCCTACGGTCCAAGCGAAAGTCTGATAAAGCCCAATGGTACTTCCAAAAGCTCCTTGGAAAAGGGTAGGCTTTTGTGCGCTACTGTAATTTCCAGACACACGTTTGGCGAACAGATTTGCAGTAGCTTCCAAGAGTTCTTCTGAAGTTCCCGGAGCTCTACTCTTTGCAGCGAGGTAGCCAGTTGCATATGCAATTTTCCTAGATACTTTCTCACTCCATGCAGTAGGTTTTTGCAGCCATTCAGCTATCTTAGTATTCTCCAACTTTGTGACAAAGTCTGGTTCCACAGCCAGCTTTGCCATCGTGGTAGAGACTTCGGAAATAATTGGATCAATGGCTCCCATAGCTTCCGCTCTGCCCATCACTCTAAGCGCTTCATCCGATGTGGAAAAAGCAAGCTTCACACCTTCCATAAGAAACTTTGTGGAAGCATAAAAGCTATTCTTGGTAGTGAGTTCAGCTGTTGCAAGAACAGGAACGGAAAGTAGGTTAACGAGAGGATGAGCCAAATCTGCAAAGGCTAAGTTAAACATTACCTGCAGAGCGTTTGCCCTAGAGACAACATGTGCTGCAATATCCTTATTCTGCGGAATGGTTGCCCTAGCGTACTCCATCACATTCTTCCAAGGGATCTGTTGCCCTTTAAGCTCTTGTTGAACAGCTTTCCATTCCTGTTCCCCCGGAGTTGCATGGAAGAATTCGAGAGCACTACGATAAGCTATGTTTATTCCAGCCGCGAACACGTTGTTCACAGAAGAGTAGATTGGGTTAGAAGATCTATATCCAAGGAGAGTATTTTTTAGAACTTCTGGAGTGCTAAGCTTACCTGCTTGTTGAAGTTTTCCGGGCTGTGCCGCAGAAGCCTCGGCGGTTTTATAAAACTCTGTGAACTGATCCAACGTATTGAAGACTTCGGAAAGAACTCCATGCTGTGTCAGTTGATTAGCTATGTTATTATAATGCTGAGACATAGATTCCAACATAGTATCCAACATTCTAGCATCCGGGGGAACATCTGCAAAAGTAGTTCCTCCTTTTCTCATGCCTAGATTTGCTTGTCGAATGAAAGGATCAAGTTTAGCGTACCCATGAATGGTATTCCACTTCGAGCTAGCGGGTCCAAAAGGAATGACTTTATATGGGGCATCAGGATCTTTAGCTAGCTCAGCCAGAATAGATTCCATGTGTTCTTTGGAGGAGGCTGAAAGAACTCGAATATCTCCTTTTTCAATAAGATATGAGCGATATTGCGATTCCATCGCATCATACGGAAACCACCAGCGTGACTTATCCAGCTTTCCTGAACCCAGGTTTCCTCGCACAACATTATACGCATCTGTCAAATCTTCTTGAATTGGCTTCCAAGTATTTAGAAAATTGTCTATTGCTCCTCCAACGGGAAAGCTAAGAGCCTCTCCGAACATATTATAAAGTTGAGTGCCATTTACATCCAAGAATTTCCCACCTACATACTTTACCCCAACTTCCGAGGGCATTGCATGGAATGCTTGTAGCATCTTATTAAATTGCACAAGAGTAGCTTGATCCTTGGCAATTTGTTGAGTAAGCGGAAGCAAAGTTTCCGTAGTGTGTTGTACCTTCTTCCGAACTACTGAGCTAAGCTTATCCTGCATTGCAACTGCAATCGCTCCAACATCTCCAGTAGCTCTTAAGGCTTGGTCAGCAGAACTGAAAAAGGTTGAGCCAGCTGCTTGCCTAGTGAGCGCCACTGGCGCCACAGAATTAAGAATGCCCAAATGCTCTGGTGTATCCAGAATGTTATGTAATTCTTGAATGAAAGCGGAGGCACTGCCACGCGCAAGAACTCTCTTATACTCCTGCTCCCAAGTAAGCTGCATATCTCTATCCAGCTTAGCGGCCCGCCTAGCTTCATCAAGAGGACTCATGCCTTTTGCAGCTACAACCCGGAATAGGGAAGGCGTTTTATAATGTCTTTCTAAATCTGTCAAGTCATCATACACCATGATATTTGAATTATCAACCCCAGCAAGAATATCATGCACGCTTTCCAGTGGCGTGTTAGTTGCTTTGGAAATCTGCTCTGGAGAGAGATGTTTCATAGATTGAATTTTATTCACTTTGCTAGTCTTCAATACCTGAAACACTTCATTCGGAGTAGCTAGAATGCGCCCATCCGCTAGCTTAACCCCGAGAAATTCATCGGAAACTTCTACTGCCCTCAAATAAACTGCTTGAAGTTGTGGTAGGTTTGTGGGGTCCAAGGCTACTTTAGTAATCATCTCCCCCGGACTAAGTTTTCGTGCTGTCAAGTTTGCAGACAAGAAGTCTCCATCAATGTCTGCTAAGTTCTTTCCGCTGACTTCACCTGCATGAAGGTTCCAATCAGCTCTAGGCGCAAAATCTGTAATATCCGCCGCACCCTTTAGCAGATTTGCTTGGATGGAATCTGTCATTCCAGCGCGACCATAGCCCGCCCAAGTAGTATAATACACCCCAAGTTCCGTGGACCTAGGAATGGACAGAGCTACTTCATCGTAAGTGACAAGATCATTTCGAGCTACCAGCTTAGCAGCATATTCTGTATCAAATAACTGCTTTAGTCCTTTGCTGATAGCATTTCCCTCCTTTCCAATGACCTTAAATTCCATGGCTGTGTCTGCCAGCGCAGCGGCGGTTTGCTTAATGGCAATAGGGATAAGAGAAAAATCAGCTACCTGTTCCAAGTCTATCTCAAAGATGCCATCCTCCACTTCACGCATAAAAGGAATGTCTGGAAGTTGGACATCTGAAACTCCTACTCTATCCGCACTGTGAATCTTAAATATATTTTTCTCTGCAATAAAGCCGCTGGGCGCATCACTCAAAATGACAGAATACGGATTAAGTGCTTCAATATCCATAAAGAGTTCAGGAAAAGATTTCGCATTCTGAATGATATGCTCTATGGGTGCGCGATCCTTGAAGGCTCTGGCGGTTTCAAATACGCCTTCAGGATTATGTGGAAATTCACGGAATCTTTCAGGCAACAGTTTTCCTGCAAAATTTATAACGCTGGTTCTGGATGTCAGACTGTAACTCTCCACCAGGCGTTTTGATTCTCCCGTAAGAGTTTCCATGGCTTGCTGTTGCTTTGCATACTGCAGTAAGTTCATGCCAAGCAAAGTTCCAGCAGGAACAAGTTCAGGCTTTGGATTCACTGCGGTGAAAGGGACGGCTTTGGCAGCCTTCTCAGCTTCAATAGCCACCACTTGGGACTTCATCTTACTTAAGCCCCTAAGCAAAGAACCTGCGGCAAACACGCTACCAATAGAAGCGCCAAGAATGAAATCTGACGTATCATAACCATCATCTTTCATAAGGGCGTGGCCATTCATAGTAGCTGCAAAAGAAGCTTCGTAAAGAAGTCCCTCTTGAAAGCCTTTACCTACATTCATGGCAGCTAATTTTTTCGTAGCAGTTCTATATTGCGCAGAAGCAGTTGAAAGGTCTTTTGCAGCTGCAAGGGCTTCTTTTCCATACTTATTTATCTTTGTGTCAAAATACTTAGCTGCAAGATTCACTTTGCCTACAGTTGCATTTCTTGCAGCAAGGTTTACTAGCTTTGCGCCCACTTTGAGTCCAGCGCCAGGCAGTACAATTCCTCCTCCAATAAGGGAAGCAATTTCCACTCCTTGCCTATGATTCTCATAGAAGCTTGCAACATCCGTAGAAATTGCTGAAAGGGCAGAAGACGTGCTAATCTCCGCTGATTCAGGAAGGAAGGAGTTTACGGCGGAAGTGGCTATATCTACTGCCACAGCTATTGGCGCATTTAGGATGTCAGAGGGTTTCAACCCTCCATCTTCTACGGCTGAAATGAAATCAAGTTCTTGTAAAGTTTCCATCGGATTCTTCCAAAAGGTTAAAACTCTGCATCCATTGGACCTATGTTCGCATTCCAATCCCGCAGCCCAACAAGCTTCTTAACAGCCGCCGTTACACGATACCAGTTATCAGCAAATTGTGTTATGTCCGATGGAGCTGCACCAAGCTCTCCTAGAATAGGGATGTTTCTGGCTTTTATTATGTAGTGAGGCTTTAACGCATCCATCAAATCTATTGCATGAGAATCGCTTATGCCTGGATACTCTTTATTAAGCGTTATCACTGAACTTTGCAAAGCTTCCTGTGGCTTTTGTCCTTTATTTGAAAAGTGTTGGATATTTTTAAGAAGTTCTCGCGCATAAACACGATCTTCTCTTTTAGGCAAAGCTGCATCTAGATCCGCATCACTAAGCAAATCATTAAGATATGAACCTAGGAAATTTGCCCGTATTTGCTGAATTCCTTTTTTATACTCTACGGCTTGAACCTGCTGCAATTGCGTACCTACATCTTCAGTGGCAGGCAAGGACTTAATGGCTTCTTCAGCTTTTAAGTCTGCTGCAATTTTTGCACTCATTAGGGAGCTAAATACTTTTTTTCTTAGTTCTAGTTCTGCGGGGGATTTTCCAACGTTTTCAGCTTCAAATATCTTTTCAGCCAAGATGCTATCTTGTGCAAGAACCGTAGCCAAGGGAATTCTGCGTGCCTCGGGAGATTCAGCCAACCTGGCATAATTGACCGCTGTAGGTGATATGGTTGTAACAGCTACGGCGTGCAAAACGTCCCTTGGAGACATGTTGTACATTCTGGATAGAAGTTTTGCTTCCTTGTAACTCAAATTAGCTGTATTAGCGTCGGGCTTAACATTTATAAATGCCTGCTCTTCTTCAAGCTCCTTCAACTCATCCGTCAAAGCACCCTGCGCCGCAGCATCTGTAGTTGCGGAAAGCACACCATTAAGATATGCTTTTCTTTCCTCGAAACCACTTCCACCTTGCCTAAAGGTTTTCATAGCTTTTTTCGCAGTTAGAGCATACTCTAAATGTACTTTAGCAAGATCTTCTTGCCTCCTTCCCACAAGTTCCGCAATATCTGTCTTTGGCTTGCCTTCCTCTTCCGCCTGTTTGATGAGGGGATTCCACTTAGACTCCACTTGCGCCACTTGCTGTTTAAGAGCCTCTTGAGCTAAGCTAAGGGCTGACGAAATTTTTCCTGAGCCTGGCGCGTATCTTGAAAGCTCTCTTTCCCTAAGGGCTTCCTGCAAATTCACGTTAGTGCGAACCGTGTTCTTGATCTGCCGCTCTTCCTTATCCTTAATTTGCGCATCTTCCAAATAAATTTTTTGCGTTTTCAGAGCAAGCTCGTCCTCAGCAAAGATTTCATTACTAACCTTAAGCCAGTGATCTTGTGCTTGGCTAGTCCGTGAATTGTAATCTGCTAGCATAGCTTGATACGCTCGAACATCTGTAGGTGAGCGTGTAGCAAGCGCTCTACTTTGCAGATTTTCAACTACCTGCTTATATGTATCTAAGCCAAAGCTTGAACGAATGCTAAGAGCAAGAGCATCTCGCTTCTTTTGCAAAGCTGCTTCATCCCTAACAAGTTTAACTTGCAGGTCCACGACATTCATGCTTTCTGTTGGAGAAGCGCTTAGAAAGTCATATCCATTTACTTCAGTAGCAACTCCTCCTGCTTTATTATCCTCAATGCGCTGTTGAATAGCCCCATAATCTGGAACGCTCCGAGGAAGCGTTGCGCCATTCTCGACATTCATGAACACCGCATTGGTGAACTCAGGAATTGTTTTAGTTTCCTTTGCTTGCTGTAGAATTTGCTGAAAGACGTCTTCATTCACTTGTTGTGGCATGGCTTAAGCCTCCTTTTGTGAACCTAATTTTAATAGATGTTTCTATTCATATTTTGGTTTATGAGGGCAAGCACATTATCTCTTTGGTATTGGTTAGATACTTCAGAGCCTCTTCCAAAAGACATAGCTGCTTGCATTGGAGTTAGCTGTCCCAAACCAGAGCGAATAGCAGACTGTATCGCACCTTCTCTAGCAAGCGCATCAAGCATAGGATCACGCCCCTCTTGTGAAGTTTCACGCTGAGAAGATACCCCACTACTATTCACAATTTCGTTGATATTTCGGACAATATCCGTTGTAGTAGTCATATCAGTCTTTTGAACTCTTTCATTAAAAGTATCAATCTTCTCATACGCTTGGCGTCCAATATCCAAGAGCTGCATAGTCTTATTCGCAATATAGTCTTCTTTACCAGTTGTTCCAAGCAACATCTGGTCAATTTGCATTTGTTGAGCAAGAGCTTGGCTACGTGCATCAGAATATACACGAGATGCTGCCTCGGAAGTTTTGATTGCAGCATCTTGAGCAAGTAGCTGGGACAGAGCGCTGAAGGAAGCTCCACCCTGCTCTTGGGCATTGAGCAACTTCGGAAGAATATTTTCAGTAAGGTTTCGATTGATAGCCGCAATATCCCCGGAAACCTTTGCTTCTACTGAAGCTCCTGCAACTTCATTCCTAGCGTCTAGCAAATTTTGAACGGTTTCAAGTTCCCTTTGTTTCTGTGCCTTATAATCCGCAGTTCCTCCGGTTGTCAAATCCTTGAGTAATTGGTTATATGCAGCTCTACTAGCCGCATCAAAGTTATCGCGAGTCTGGGAACCTCGTGAAGTATCTGTAACAGTTCCTTGCTGCCGTGTAGTTTGATTCTCTGTTTCCGTTCTATTCGTCTCAGTCCTAGTAGACTGAGCTGCATTTGTATCTTTTATAATTTGTCCCAGGACAGGTGAGCCATATCCACTTGAAGGAACTGCTCCCCAAGGAGTTGCAACATCTTGCCATCTAGGCAAGTCTGACCAGTTTACTTGAGTATTATTTGCCATGGCAATTTCCTCCGCAACATGCAATTAGTTAATAATTCCAATCTCTACGTTCAAGAATCTTAGCAATAGCAAGAGATGCGGCTAAACTAGGAGAAGCTGGATTTATAACTCCTACAGCCTCAAGCACTTCTGATGCTGGGCGAAACATAGGTTTGAACCCCTTGTATTTTTTAGCTTTTTCAGGGGGCTTAAGACCAGCGAGTTCCTTCATTCTAATAAGCTCGCCAGTAGCATATCTCTCTGCTTCCTGCTGGAAAAGTTGCTGGTTCAAAAGTCCTTTTCCAGCTTCTTCCGCTTGAGTGTACCATTCCTTAGTTCCCAACTTAGCTGTAGTCTCTGCTGCTCCCCCAAAAACGTTTGGGTCCGCCTCCATTGGAGCGAAGAAAGGAGAGCTTATGTTTACGGAACTGGAGTCTGGCGTATAATTCCCATCTCCAAATTCAGTTTGCTTATCGGCCATACACAAATCCTCCAACATTCAAGAAGTTCAAGTCGAAAATACCTGAGATACGTACATTATGCCATTTTCCATTGGCATGAAAATGCAACGTTTCTCTCGTCTCCTTTGTAACTTCTTCAGACTGCTGCACATCGGAGAAATCGATCCTTGATCCTTCAAATGAGGATTCTATTGCAACCCTTGCCTTTGGTAGCTTCGTGAATCCAACATCCACTCTTGTGAGCCTCGATTTTCCACGGCGACTAAGGCCCCATTTTCCATATATGATATAACTATCCATATTTGCTTCATCAAATATATATGTCTTCCCATCCAAGCCAATGGCTCCCATCTTTGGAGAATAGGTGGAGTCTCCAAGGGAGATGAGATCTGAGGTTATATTCCATGGGGAATAGGAGATTAAGGATTTGTGAGGCTGGGAATAGATGCCCCACTTCCCGAGTTGTGTATCGTAGATAAAGGCTTTGACATATTGTCTGGATAGATCAATTTGGGGCTTTTCTAAGAAGCCAGAGGAGGATGAGGTTGCCGGCTGGTATTCTGTTGGATATGAAGCAGCTACTCCATCCCTTATCAACCTATCATAGAATAGGTTATCCAGATACTCCTCCGTTATTTCGATTGTCAAATATCTATCGGAGAGTGAATTGAGTTTAAGCGGTATCTTAAATTGGGCCAGATAATCCAGGAGGATATAATCTAATTTTTTGACTTGGCCGCCGGCGGACTGCATCAATCCAACAGGAGTGTAGAAATATACAGAGCCTCCAAAGGAAGTGATATGTCTTGGGTCTGCAACTCCTGTGGGGAATAGTTCTGCGAAGACGAAAGAGTTCTGCTCTCCATTATATTCTCCTCGTACTACATTTCCTGTGTTGAACATGGTAAATCCTTCACCGGAGCCGACAATTTGAATTATCTTCCCACGGACAGATTCAACTCGAAGCTCATTAGCTTGGGTCGATATGGATGGAACAAAGTCCATGTAATTTGTTGGAGAGCTGAGATGAAGTGATCCTCCGGATTTCCAGGCTCCAAGCCTTCCTCGGGCTTTAAAGACACCATCAACCTCTGCCATTTTAACAGAGGTTGAACTGAGGATTGAGATAGATTCCCCTGTTTCTGTTCCATCCTTTGTGAGAGCAACAGTTGGAGTGTGGCCATCAAATGTGAGATATTCTTTAGTTATGGTTCCATTTAAAGTTGCAGCAGGGTCTGAGTTTTTTGTGAGAGTGGTTAGGGGAAAGTGTGGGTATAATCCGGTGAAGATATGATCTGCTATTTGCTGGGAAGTTGAGATGGAAGAAGGGATTGGAATGGAGATTGACGTAGGAGAAGAATCTAAGGTTAGGTTGAAGGTTCCAGATGGCTCATTGCCATGCCTATATGACTGCAAGGTCATTCCTTTATATCCAGTAAGAAAGTACGATTTTTTTAGCTTGCACGCAGATAGTCTAAATGTTCCAGTTGTTGGGAAGGAGGAGCTTAATAGACCAAATAGGTCTGATATTAGAATGAATGGAGGTCCTATGTCTGCGCTATAATGATCCAGCTGATACTTAGCTACTCCGTCTTTTAATTTATAGTTTTCGATATTAGTAAGCTCTGCATTGAATTCTGTTCCAGCCTTGAAGGATCTCCAATGAGATCCAGATCCCTGTAAAGAGTAGTTAGCTCTTCCGCAACTCCATGCAGTATCGAAATCAGGAGCCGTTGTATATAGTTGATAATCTCCTGATGTCCCCAATGAGTTGGCCCTAATAATAAGACCGTTCCCTCCGCCAAGGGTATTTACATTATACCCAGGAATCTGCGCTGCGTCTGCTTTGATGTAAAACCATATAATGGTATCAGTAAAACCTAGAAATGCTGCATTGGGAATATAAATCCTTCTAGTAGAAGTTGAACTTGTTGTGATGGGTTCTATCGTATATAAAGGACTTGACGTCCAGGCTAAACCTATGTACGAGGTAGTTATGGTTATATTCCAATATCCACCAGAAAAAGGGAAGGATGCTTGGAATAAATTTGGATCGCTGCCATAAAGAAGGGGATTCATGAAATTTATATAGATATTAGAAGGGACATCTCCTGCTAAGACAGGAAGTTTTGAGTAATTAGCTGGATTAGGAACCGCAGTTCCAGATACAGGTCGGCCATCCCATATATTATCTAATGGGTTATATGCAACATTCGCGAAATCTACGACATTAGGCTTAGAAAATGGGACTCCTTCATATGTTGTTGCATCTCTCCTGTGTACGAAATAGCTAGGGATATTTTCATACGCATCTGAAGCTAAATGGTATAACATTGCTAAGAACTGACGCCAAACAGAGAAACTTACGCTTGGCATCATTGGTATTGTAACTTTTATATCAGACCCTGCAAAATTAGTAAAATTTATACCATAAGAAACCATTAGTGGAGGTCTATGCAGATTCATCCAAGCTATATGTGCCACGATGTCATACGTATATATATCATACGTATATTGTGCTCCATCCCAGGCAGTTATTGTAACATTGTTAGGCGTAGGCACTAGATTTGATTGAAATTTTGGGGTGATATACGTATACATATCCCAAGAATTCAATAGGGTGGGATATAGTGCGTAGAATTCATTAAGTGTTGTCACTGCATCTGCTGTGAATCCCCTAGTTGCATAATCTAAATACGATGCAACGGAAAGATCAGCACTGACTGATATGTCTCTCAACGCTGTCCCGTTTGCAGCAACTATAGAAGCAGAAATAGCATTATAATTCGCAAATTCAGGAATATTAAAGGTCCACTTTCCCTTTGTAACAGACAAACTTTTTCCTGAAATATCCCCTCCTCCTAAAGCGTCCCTAATTCTTTCAATGAAATCGTCAATGTCAGATTCCCTGCTTACATACTTTGTATAGTATCCCCCATCAATTTGAATTGACTTATACGTGGAATTTCCCAACTCTTCCTTCAAGACAATTTGAATCTTATGCTGCTTCGCCACCGCACTGATAATATATGTTGGGTCGAGTTTTTTAATCTTTATCATCCCTGGTCCCGGAGAAACAATCTCAAGAACATTCGCCAACCCATTTGCGTAGAAGAAGGCTCTATTATTTATGATGACTTTTGTCCACAACTTCCATGGGTTTGCACTACTCAATGGTACAATTTTATTCCATGAGAAATTTCCAAGTGGGAATGCAATGCTATATTCAGAGGAATCTTCAGTTATCGTAACAGTCCCATCTCCTTCCATTGATCTGAGCCACAAGCCATCTCCACATAATGCGATCAAAACAAGTTGGGAGTATTCCGTTGAGAAACAAAGAATTTCCTGAATCTCCGTAGCTGGAAGGGTGGAATCTCCAACTCGATTCGATGTCCCAAAGAAACTTTTATACCCTTCAACTGTTGGCATAATATTCTTGCCATCGTATGCAACCAATTTCCCCTCTGGAAGCTGTGGAATTTTTTGAGGTTCCTCGAAAAGAAGTCCTTGAGTAACATCTGCGGGAATGTAGTTGATGGCCATACCATTTATCCAAAAGAAAGCTGAGTTGCAGTAGCTAGTGCATCCCACTTTGTAAGCTCAGAGACAAGCACTTTGCCGCTGGAACCGCTGGCAAGAGCTACTGCACTTAAGTATGCCCCCGGAGCTTGAAGCACATAACCTAGAGTTCCAGCACTTGGAGAAAGTAGAATTGTATTGGGAGAAAAAGCTGCTCCAGTTGCTTGGGCAAGGGATATGGGAGTGGATTCAAAGCATAGGGCAACCGGAGCATCCAACACTTGGAAAAGATAAAGACTCTCAGGGAGAAGTGTCCAAGGAGTCCCCATTGTGACATCCGTGAAACTTAACAACCTACTGCTGATAGGTTTCCAGACATCGAGTGGAATTGCCGTTTCTTTCAGAGATGCCAATGGATATGGACTCTTTGACATGGTTTATGCTCCTTCTCCAATCAAAGTGGAGTTACCTAATGTTACCTGTCTCATAACTTACAGCCTCCTCGGCAGATTGCCCGCAAGCCAACAGACTCAATGTTGGTTCATACGATAAATGAGGTCAATTATTTCCTTTTTCATCTCATCTATAGATTTCACAATAACTTTCACATCTTTTTCAATTCCATCTAGCCTAGCTTGAGTTTTGTGCCAGTATAAGATAATACGCCACGCAGCAGCTAATAGTGCAAGAACATATGCGCTAGCAGCACTTGCATGTTCATATAAAATAGTTAAGAATGATTTGTCCACATCGACTCCTCTGGCAAACTTCGCATCTTGATCCTTACTGTCACAGCCTGTATTTGACCCTTTCATAGTCCATGACTCAAGTTAGTGTTTACAGTATCCAGCAAACCACTAATGACAGCTTGAAGCTGAGCTTGGGAAAAGTTCCCATAAACTCCCCCTTCCTCTCTATTCCCTGTAGCTGACATGATAAACTGAGTTACCTGATCCGCAACAACCTGGTCAGCATAATCTAGGACCCAGTTAGTGTCCGTATCCGCAACAAGAGTTGCAGGATAATCATAGTAGCCGAGTAGAATTGAACTGGTTTTAGTGCCTTGTCGAATCTTTATAGTATTTCCAGATATGTAGTAAACATCGGATAGATACTTTGCTTCCTCTATTGCTAAGTGCGTTGAGGTATACCCTCTAAGATATTCTCTGGCAGAGACTCCAGAAGGATATTTCACATACTCCATTTTACGAAATCGAGCCGGAATTGTAAGAGACTGCGTATAAATTGTTGCATTTACTCCCTCACCAGAGCCATAAATCACTTCTTTCAAGTCAGGATAGTAGAAGCCTGACATGCTTATGAATTTGACAACAGCATTAATTCTTCCTTTGATAACATCCACTAATCCCGGTTGATGTGTTCGTAGAATAACTATGTCTTGAATGTCTTTGAAATTCATGCCTGCACAACCTCTGTGGAGAAGGAGGAAGAAGGGAACAGCACACTGTTCCCTTCTTTCATTATTTAAGTGAGACTATTTTTCAACAGCTCTCCTGTCTGCACATAATATTCCAGGAATGGAAGCTCCTCTTCAACTTCCAATGCACTCTCTATGTAAAATAACTTATTATCAGGATCAATGCAGCAGAAGGGTAGAGTAGAGGAGTATCTGAACTTCATCACAGGGATTGGAAAAGCTGGGCCAGAGTCAACAACAGTATCAACAGGCGGTTCCTCTGGCGCAGCAAGCACTTCTTCTGCGTCATTGCCCGAAATGGGAGACAATATAATTGCCATATTAAGCTACCCCAGCAGTCAGCCCTTTGATGATACCACAGGTTACAGGCGAAGTTACCTCCATTGCAAACTCTGAAGTAAAGCTACCTCCGATTGCATCCTGCCCATTGGCATTCTTACCAAGCTCATACTGCTCAGGCTTAGCATTGCGATCGCCAAGATAAGCTACATTGATCGTGGGGAGATCCGTAACTACTGCAAGGCCATTAGCCGTTCTCAGGGAATTGAACAGAGGATGTTCTTTGATTGCAACTACGCCTTTATACGTGCGGAACTTAGTGTACTGCACGCCAAAAGAGTTATTACTTTCTCCCATCACTTGTTGCAGAGTGCCCATGTATCGCCCAATGTCTTGGAATACACGCATTGCAACAGAGTCGCAGAAGATCACACGAAAAGTGGGGTCTCCCATGTTAGAGGTGAACTTAAACATAGGTTCCATCATAGCCATAAGTTGGCTATAGTTTGTAGTGGAGCCCGCAGTAATAACATTGCTTGGAGCATATTGGTAAATAGCATCAATGATGCCTTGCGTGGTATGTCGTGGAGGAGTCCCGGTTGGTGCCATAGCTTGGCCCCACCACATCTGGGCTTCAATATCAGCAGAGTGCAGAAGGGCTGCATCTGCTTCGCTTTCTGCTACGTTCTCCCAACCAGCATTCGCCATGGAATTCCTATCTGTTTCCGAAAGGGCCCAAGCATTCCGAACAATAGACGTATAGTTAGCAATGTAATCAGTGCGAAAAGTTCTGGCAGTTGGCCTGCTGCTAGCCCGAGCATGGGCATTACCAATCTGCATAAGTTCCGTAGAGTTCGGAATTGCAGCAGCGGCAATGCGCCCTTGCGCACGAGCTACAGTTATGGAAGTTGCGTTAGATGGATCAGCCGTTACACGGATAACTTCTCGGGTGGACGGAACCTCGAACAACGTTCCACTCACTATACCTTCCGTAGAAGTTACAGTAAGCGTGGTATCTCCCGCAGCATAACCTCCAGAGTTATTGATGACTGGCTTAACAAAAGCCATCGTCTTCGTGAAATATCCATGTTCCGTACTAACTGCTTTCTTCTTGTTGATTTCACCGATCAGAGCAAGAAGGGGTGCAGTGCCGTTAGGGAAATTGCGCAAAAGCGAATCTGCAAAAGACTGCTTACGCAACTGGCTGGGGTTGTAGGTATCGTAAAAAATACCATTCGCATTGAATCCAACAGGCATGATAAAACTCCAAAAAGAAAAAGAAAAGAAAAGACGAAAAACGGGTAAAAGCTTAGATATGCCAAGAACCGGATAAGGCTAGCTTGCCTTTCCAGTTGTTTTGATATTTGAAAATGGGTGTGTGAGTAGCTGGCGGGTGCAGCTAAGAGAAAGGAAAAGAGAGGCAAAATAGCCTCTCTTTTCCGAGAGAAGGAGGGAAGATGATGAAAGGATGTTGAGAGGATTGAGAAGATGAACTTAGGTTTTGCTTGTAGTGGATGGAGTTCCACTGAACAAAGCATCAAAATCCATGGAAGGTTGAGCCTCATCAGGGCCAGGCTTCGCCGGGTTCAATGCGTCATGCACAAGTTGAATAACTTCTTTTGCACTGGAATGAAGTGTTGCTTCATCTGCATCTGGTTTGGTAGCCTTCAGCTTGCTAGTAACAAAAGAAAAGATCTCATCCACTACTTGATTATCTGGGATAGCCTCTTGTTGTCGCGCTTTCTCCCGCTGCAGCATACCTTGAAAGTCATTCTGCACGTTATCATACCTAGACTTTGAAATGGCGTCATTGATAGAGGTGGCATGAAGAAGTGCATTTTGGTATGCTTGTTTTCCAATAGTATCCATGGCTTCAAGGATAGATTTAATGTCCCCTCCACTGATTTTTTGCATAAGTTCTTGGGGAAGAGCCGAAGTATAATTTTGAGTTTCAAGCAGTTTGTTAAGGTTATCCTGTGAAAGTAGCTCATTCAGGTCAAGAGACTTTTTAGCTTCACGCTTAGTTGACCACAGTTGCCCGAGGGTGTCAAGGGGGTTGCTCGGCGCGGAAAAATTTGTTTTTGTATTTTCTGGGGCTGTCTCAGCAGGATTCTGCGGAGTCGTCTCTCGCCCAAGAACAGAGGCCAGAAATTCTTTAAGTTTACTGGTATTCACATCAGGCATTGGTAGGTTCCTCAATAGTAAGAATATCGGAAAGGAAGGATATTAGAGTCTTTGCAACGATGGAATTCCTTAGGGCAACCCCCTGCGACGTTCCATCCTTCATATCATTTGGCCCCATTTGGAAACTTTCCATAGAGCTGAAAATTACAGCATTCACTTTGGAATGCAGGTAAGCTACAAGAAGCTGATCCTGCAACAGTTCTTTCAGTTTATTTTTATCATCACGAGATAGGTTCATTGTTTAAATTTACCTCAGGCTTGCGGCGCATTGGGTTCTTGTGTTGGCGGTTCTTGGGGTTGCACTGGTTCCTGTGATTGCACAGGTTGCGTTTCCGTTGGAGTGAACTTAGCATAATTATCTATGTTTGGGAAGCCCATTGCAGTAACTGTATCTGCAAAGAAGCTTTGCACATCATATTGCTGTGCTATGCCTGGAACTGTGAGAATATAATTCAAAGTCATCTGAAATGCTTGCGGATCCATATAACGAGCTTTCCCTACAAGACCATCCGCAACCTTAAATTCCATCAGGGCTTGCCCAAGTTCCGCAGCATTCACTTCATATTCTTGCTTCCTATTCACAGAAATAACTTTCTGCTCCTCCACATTCTGCAGAATGTTTGCTTTCACCATATATTTTATTGGAAGAAACAAGGAATCTTCAACGATGAGAGCAATCTTTCTAAGTCTGTTCTCTCCCTTGTTAAGGGTTTCATTCACTTCTCCCAAAGTACGATTCCCAGGCTTCATAACGCCTTGAGAAATTGCACTTTGTCCATGAAGATACTCAGCCAAGTTCAAGACTGTGCTAACATCCCCCATAACACCTCGGGTGCCTGAAGGATCAAAAGGAATAGCTTTATACGCGTAATCCAAAGGATTTCCACTTAGAGCACTGGAAAGAGAATCGCTCGTGCGGATGGCTATTTTTGGTGAAGGATCGACTGTATTCACAGCAAAAGGGCTTATGTATCTTGGATCATATAAAGCTCGATCTGAAACTGCTCTGCGAGAGCCCTTTAAGGAAACATTGAGAAGTTCTGAAGCTGTATCCTGCCAAGGCATTGCACGCTCTTCTACACCTTTAGACTGAAAGCCGAAACCATCATCATGGAACTGCGTAGTGATGATTGGGAACATGTCAAGAGATGTTATGATAGGCTGAGCTGAAATACAAATAGCATCATTGACTACAAGAAACTTCCAAATCTGCACATGATTTGGAGTTGCAGACGCTATGCTCAGAGTGGATGGGATGATTCTAGCATATAGAGTTGTGAGCTTGTAGTGAGAACTATAATTGATTTTTTGGTTGGTTGTTTGACGAACATCGAAGCGTTTGTAAACACTAAACATGGCATCATAAGAGAACCCTTCCGGTTTCATGCTGCGGACAAAAGGAGAAACTTCAGGCCTCGTTTGCATGAACTCTTTGCAAAGAGATGTGTTCAAAGCAAGGTCAATGTTTATTCCAATTTTTGCGTCACTCAAGTCTTGCGTAAGCTGCTTCAAGCGAACTTTGGAAATGATTTCATTATACCCAGCGAATTCTCCGTACTCTGAAATCTTGGAAGGAAGAACTGTGAGATCCCCAAAGAAATTATAGAGATCAAGAGCCTTGAGTCGATTAATGTAGGAAACTTTATTTGAAACTTGAGATTTGCCTAACTGAGATGGGATATTGGAATATCCGACGGAAATATCCTTGATGGGAACGTAGGAACATTCCAATGCAGTGAAGTCATACTTTGCGCCATTAAGGAAAACTTGGACAAGTTCTGAGCCCCATCTTCCAATGGTTGCATGGCGATCTATGATTGCTTCAAGTTTTGCAGCTGCCTGCCTGTGTTCCCGGGCAGCCACTACACCAAAGATGGGACTTCCACTGAGGAAAATATCCATGAGATATGCAGTGGTTGTGTCCACTTGGGACAGAATGATGGGAACTTCGATGTCCCTAAGCGCTTCTTGCTTTGCCTTCTCTGAATTCGGTTGTGCATACTCTGAACTGCTTTGGAGTTCCGCTAGCTGTTCTGAAACTTCTCCAAGCGCCCCATAATATGCTTTGTCTAACGCAGTGAGTTTATTTATGTAATCTTTGAATTGAAAAAATTGAGCTTGGCACTGAATTGCGTATTCCACAACCTTCTTATGTGAGTCCTTGCTTAAAGTCATTGCAACCATGGGAGAGTCACCTCGAAAGTCCTCGAAAATTACTTTTACCTGCCAAAAGAAGTCAGGCGTTTCCTTGTGTCTATAGCGGAAACATTGGGAAGCATAGAGTAATTTGTTACCCAATCGTCCTGCGGAGTCGCTGCGAAACGCACACAATGCTCAAAGTATTCTGGATATTTGTTCCGTACAAGCATAGACATGGATGCAGCATCCAAAATATCGTCCTTGTTACTTTTGTTTTCTGGACGAAACCATCGAGCTTGCCAGAAAATAAGCGCCCTGTCCTGTGCTTCCGCAACATAAACTTTGCCTTCTATAACTTGCTTCATCCAAGCCAGAATCCTTTGATTCTTTGCTTGTTTCCCAGGGTAAATGGGCTCACAAAGCACCGTGTCAAGTTCTAGGCTCTTGAGAACTTTCTGCAAGGTGTGGGAAAGAGTGACCTGGAATGCCACCCCTTCAGGAAACACTCCCCCGACATTAAACTTCAAAGCAAGATCCACAGTCTTGAATACAATTTCATCTATACTGAAATTCCCAGTACAAATTGCAGCAATGACCTCAAGCCCGTTAGTGAAATACTGGTGAACAACTATAGCACAAGAATCTTTTCCAGCGCCAGTTGCTGGGTCAATGGTTATGTAACTTGCAAGAGGCGTGCTTTCTTGTGGAGGATTCTGGGCTAACTGGGAAATTGCAGAAATGCGCTCAATGGAGTGCTGCTTTGGCATATTCTGGACTTCAGCAAACCAAGTATCCGCAAGTCCAAGCTCCGCATCATGCAAATAATCTGCTTTTAGGGAAGCTAAGTTTGTGATTTCAGGCCACAAGCAAGAACCATCATCTAGAATTGCACCTGTGATAAGAGATGTCCATTGCGAATTTTCACGAAACTTCTGTAGAATGCAATTCTCTTCTACAAGGTTTGCAATGTAGATTGCAAGACATTTCTTATAATCTCTAGCTTTGAGAATGGTTCCAACTATATGCTTTAGTAATCTGGAACTTTCCGCTTCCGAAGCTGCATTCGCATTTGTCTGCACATCATCCATAATGATGAGTTGCGGGCGATAGTTCATAATGTTTATGCCTCGGATGGAACTTTCCACCCCAGCAGAAATTATGACTTGATGTTTATTGCGCCTTTTCGCAATTTTCATCTTGGCATTATCTACTTCCAGTTTACTGCTCCAGGGACCATAAATAGCTTCCATGTTCGGAGAACCTAGAATTTCCGAGATGTCCTTTGCTATGTTCTGCGCCCGATCTTCCGAAGCGCAGATTACAAGAACCATGTCAACTAAGTCATGTTGGATGCAATAAGCTGCAAAGAGTTTGACAAAAGTTGTCTTTGCATGGCCTCGGGGAAGGCCAAGAGAGAAGCGATAGAAGGCTTCTTCGGGGGAAATGAGTTTCTGAACAAGAAGCTTCCAAACTTGGACATAGAACTCCGGGAATTCCGAGTGGAAGACATGAGGCATTCCTAAAGCGCCAAAATAGGACGGATTATCCCGGCAAAGAAGCTGAACTTCTTCCAAGCTCTCCTTGGAAAGTTCTAGCTGTTGGAAGCTCTCGTTGGAAGCTTCTACGCTCATTAGCTTACTCCACTCTCCTGCTCACTTGAAGCTTCCGCATCAACAGAACTTAGGAAATCCATAACCCTGGTTGGAGACATTGTTGCCATTTCCCTATCCCCAATTGTAAGGATGTCCCCGCTTGCAGTAGCTTTTATTGAAATCTGCCCAGCGAAATTCGGTGGAAGCTGCAAGGTAATCTTCGCTTCGCTTGGCACTGCTTTTCCTTGCAAGCGGCTTTTCAACTCATTGATGCGCAGAAGCGCCATGGTAGCCTCTCCCAGACTCTCAACCTCCTCCACAAGTCCTCGGCTCTTCTCCAAAAGAGTGCTTTCCAAATCCTCAATGGTTGTGATTTTCGTAGCTGCCTTAACTTGTGCCGTTGCCCATTGTTCCCCAAGAAGATGCTGAAGCTCTTGGTCATTTTTCAGCGCTTCGGAAAGAGTGCTTTCCGCAATCCCTAAGGCTCTTGCAACATTCTTCTGGGGAATATTCATGGCAAGAAGGTTAGCTGCTTTTGCTTTATCCATCAGACTAACCTCCTTTCTAAGGTTGCGGCATAGGGTTTTGGTGTTTGTAGAAATTTCTAAGAGTTGTTTAAGTATATTCCTTCATCCACATCACCTCTGGCGACAATGCCCAGTGCTCATCCGTCCAGTTGCTTGAGTCCCCTTTGATTTTATGGATCAGATGAATGAGAGACACACGCATTCCCCATGGGCCTGCTTCTACAAGAGTCAGGTTTTGTGCGCGAATTCCAATGAATTCGCAGGTTGCTCCGTACCCAATTGCAGCTTTTGTATTCTCTTCTCCAGGCCGAAGGATTTCTGAAGAGAACCCTGTAATGACTTCATGAGCTGATATGGGCCAGTGGTTCGACGCCATGACTTCCCAGATCGGAATCTTGTTTTCTGATCCTGTTGCATCAGTAGCCCATTTCAGCACTGCACTGTTGTGAGTGTCGAAAGATAAGATAATTGTGCGCAGTGGGTCACCTTGACTTCGCAACATTCCAAGAATCTTCTGCCACTGAAATGAGTACGCTTTCCAGGTATCTTGTTCCATCTGTCCTAATTGCCAATTGTGGTCTCCATCGCCCATGGACGGGGTTACAAGAGCAAGGAACTTGCACGGGTTATTTGTAACCTTTTCAACCAGCCAATCATACTGCGTGTCAGAGATCCTCTTTTTGGATGGAGATTCTATGGTTCCTCCATCTGTTGCAGTTTTAATATCTCTCTCAGTGCGAGTATCAAGAAAGATGAAACGAACAGGAGGAGTGTCTACATGGTAATACCAGGTTGGGGTTGTAGTTCCTCCAACGACTTGAGTGTTCCAATCGAATCCAGCGGGCTGGCTTGCAACAATTACCTCTTTCATTCCATTGAAGAAAAGTTCATTAACAACTTGAATGCCTGCAACTATTGCATCTTTGCCTGCTTGAGTAGGTTCTTGTGCGTAGGTACAGTGGTCGTCCAAGCCTGCGTCATGGTCATCAATCATTGGGAAGAATGGTTGCTTCGCTAGAGCCTTTCCATAAGTCCAAGGATGCCCGAAGTTCGCTGGGCCATCCATTGTTGTAATGAAGTTGCTTCTGCACCTAGCAACTCTTTCTGGGATACTAACTGGGGGATCCGCTTTAGCGTTATACCAACTTGTGGAGTTATAGAGCCCATTGTCAACTTGCGCATTAACGTCTGAATAATAAATATCACCAATCACACCTAGATAATCCAGATTGCACCTTAGGAGTTGCCTTGCAGTATGTGTTGCACGTTTCGTCAAGGCATTCCCAACAGCTTGATTGCTGCCTTCAATACAACCAATGAAACCGAAACGAAAAGAAGGCCCCTCGGAACTCCACAAAGTGCGGAAAACTCCTGAATGCAAATCACTTGAGCCTATAGTTTCCCCGCCTGCTCCATCATCTGCCAGAACTCTCCAATAGTACTGGGTGTTCTCCTTGAGCCCTGTGACATACGCAGTTCCATTGTAGTTATTCGCAGAGTTCAAAGCCCCAATCTGCCCTCCTGCACTTGTGATAGTAAGGGAGGCAGGGAAGTCTGGCAGAAGTGAAACTTGCAACTTCAAGTTCACTCCGCTTGAGTCCGTGCGGCAAGTTACAGATGCCTTAGAAGTTGTAACTCCACTTATCCTTGCACCTTCTCGCATAAGAATTGGGGCAGCCATGGCCTTATACCTTCAAGATGTTTACCCAAGCCCCGACTTCTGGAGGCGTCCAGAGCTGCAAATAGGATTTCCCGCCTGTTGCAATAACTCTTTCACCCCTTGCAAGAATTGCAGGGCTCTGAATGGTTGCAGGTGGACCACCAGGCCATTGCAGAAAAGTTGTTAGTGGATCAGAGATTCCATTGTTGAAGGCGCCAATGGAAGTACGCATATCTGAAGCATAAAACTCGGCGACAGTGGGGCTTGCCCAGCTTGCTCTTTTTGCTGCGTGAGCAGTAACTGCTGGCGCTCTTACATTTGGTGGATTGATCATTGGCCCCCATTTGGCAATTTCTTGCGCCTCAAAGTCATTTAGATCAATTCCAGGAAAGATTTTGCCCATGTAAAGCCCACCATAGAAATTTCCGTTGGTAGTAGACCTATTGCCAACGGAAAGCCCGGCAGTTGGATTACATGCAACAGCACTATTCGTGTCATTGATTGTAAGATTCCCAACTTTCACTCCGTTTCGCCAAACCTGAAGCAATGTGTTTGCTCCATTCCGTTTCAAGGAATAAATCCAGTTGGTGACAGAGTTAAAATCCGCATTCCAGCCCATTCCTGCCGCCA